AAACGACCATAGAAAATCGTGGCAACCCCAGCGCCAACAACCACACACAACACCCCCCGTACAAACCCTAATAGGTCGCCTATTAAAAATTATAAAAAATTTGCATACATTCTTGTCTAACACTAGACAATGCAACATAAAAAGCAGCCCCGGTTAAGGGGCTGAAGAGCAAATGAGCAATTTGCCAAGGAGAAGCAATGGGGCAACTGCTTGCACCACCACCGAAAAGAAGTATACAATAAAAGCAGATCACATGTTTGAACACTTGATTAACGGGGAATTCCACCCCGCGATAGAAGAAGCGCCCAAGGGTGCGGTGTCGCCCATTGCCAATCACAGTGTGGCTGACCAGATAGACGCCAAGGTAAAGACTACTGACTGGTTAAAAGAGATCGGCGCTATATCAGATGAGGATGTGGAGTCCGTAGCCGACGCCCATGCAGCACGCGCAGCGTTTGCAGCCCTTGCAACACAAAGCCCAATACAGGATACTAAGTTAGCACTAACTAACGTAAAGACCCCCAAGGCGGTACAGCACTTGGTGGGGATGTTGACCGCCTACGACTGGGCGTTTATAGAACAGGCTAAAGAGATTCGGGGATACACCGTAGCCCAGATACTTGAAGAGACTAAGAACCCCGACACCAAATTCAGGCTCAAGGCGCTGGAGATGTTGGGCAAGGTAACTGAGGTTGCGCTATTCACGGAACGAATTGAGGTCAAGAAGACCCAGCTATCGGACACCGAGTTGGAGCAGCGCATCAAGGAAAAGCTCAACAAGTTTATGAACGTGCTAGATGTAGTAGATGTAACTCCCCTGCCTGATGAACCTCCAAACGCTGACATCATTAAGTAAAGTTGAGCTTGAGGCGCTTCAACGCGCTTTGCCAACAATGTCCTTGCAGGACAAGATGGAGCTATTTGATGACCTTAGCATCCGGGAAGAACGCGCCAGACTGTCCGCTGCCAAACTAAGCCCCCTTGGATTTGCCACGGGCGTGTATCCCGGATTCAAGATTGGCGCACACCACAGGAAGCTGGCTAAGATATTTGAGGATGTCATCGACGGCAACAAGAAGCGCGTCATCATCAACATAGCCCCCCGCCACGGCAAGTCCGAGTTCAGCAGCTACCTGTTCCCTGCTTATTTTTTAGGCAAGTATCCCGAGAAGAAGATAATCATGGGAACGCATACTGCGTCCCTGTCGGAGGACTTTGGTCGGCGGGTGCGTAACTTAATCGACTCGGAGGAGTACCATGAGATATTCCCCAACACGCTTGTCGCTAGCGACCAAAAAGCCGCAGGCAAGTGGAGTACCACAGCCGGGGGGCAGTACTATGCCGCAGGTGTCGGCGGTGCGCTTGCTGGACGCGGTGCTGATCTATTCGTTATTGATGATCCACATTCAGAGCAGGATATCAAAGTAAACAGCCGACTTGCCTTTGATACGGCGTGGTCTTGGTTCCAGACGGGGCCGCTCCAGCGACTCATGCCGGGGGGAGCCATCATAGTAATAATGACGCGCTGGAGCCTGCTCGACCTGACCGGACGCCTGATTGACTACCAGACCAAGAACCCGGACTCCGTGCCGTGGGAGATTGTGGAGCTACCCGCCATCCTGCCATCGGGTAAATCCCTGTGGCCGGAGCAATGGCCGCTTGAGTTGCTGGAGTCCACCAAGGCCAGCTTGGAGCCACGGTATTGGAACGCGCAGTACATGCAGCAGCCGACATCGGACATGTCAGCCGTGGTCTCCCGAAAAGACTGGCGGGTATGGCCCCATGACGATGCGCCCAAATGTGAGTACATAATACAGTCGTGGGATACGGCGTTTGAGACTAAGACCACAGCCGACTACAGCGCCTGTACGACATGGGGCATATGGTACAACGAGGAGGAGAATAGCTCCCCGCAGCTAATACTATTAGATGCGTTCAAGGACAGGATGGCATTCCCGGAACTAAAGGCGGTGGCGCACAAGCACTGGAAAGAATGGGAACCAGACAGCATAATAGTGGAAAAGAAGGCCGCAGGCTCCCCCCTGATTCAAGAGCTTAGGGCCATGGGCATACCTGTGCAGGAGTTCACGCCCAGCCGGGGGAACGATAAAATGGTGCGGATGAGCGCGGTGGCAGACCTGTTTACCTCGGGCAAGGTATGGGCACCGGACACGCGCTGGGCACGGGAGGTTATTGAGGAAATGGCGGCGTTCCCGGTTGGGGATCACGACGACTATGTGGATACGACAACCCAAGCACTGTTGCGTTACAGGCAGGGTGGATTCATCGCGCTCGACTCCGACGAGAAGGAAGAGCCTAAAATATTCAGACGCGGCAGACAAGCCGCATACTACTAGGACACCCAATGGCAACCAATGTTGATAAAGCCCTGTACCAAGCGCCAGAGGGCATAGATGACGCTGCTGCCGATGAGTCGGCCATTGAGATTGAGGTTGTTGACCCAGAGGCAATCAAAATCGGCATTGGCGGCATGGAGCTTGAGATTGTGCCGGGGGAGGGTGACGAGGGGGGATTTGACGAGAACCTTGCCGATTCGATGGATGAGTCGGCTATGCAGTCCATGTCGTCTGATCTGGTGTCCGAGATTGACAATGACAAGGCGGGGCGCAAGGATTGGGAGAAAGCATACACGGAAGGGCTGAAGTTGCTGGGGCTTCAGTACGAAGAGCGCACGGAGCCGTGGAACGGAGCCTGCGGGGTGTTTCACCCGATGATTACCGAGGCGGTTGTCAGGTTTCAGAGCGAGACCATAACGGAGACATTCCCTGCCCAAGGGCCAGTCCGTACCAAAATCATCGGCAAGGAAACCCCAGAGAAGAAGCAGTCTGCAATTCGTGTTGAAGAGGACATGAACTACCAGCTAACAGAGAAGATGGTGGAGTTTCGGGCCGAGCATGAGAGGATGCTGTGGAGCCTGCCTGCTACAGGGTCAGCGTTCAAGAAGGTGTACTACGACCCCAGTCTGGGGCGGCAAGTATCTGTGTTCATACCCGCAGAGGACATCATCCTGCCGTATGGAGCGTCTGATATTCAGTCTTGCTACCGTGTTACCCATGTGATGCACAAGACCAAGAACGAGATAATCAAGCTGCAATCGGCGGGGTTTTATCGGGAATGTGATTTGGGTGATCCGACCAAGGACACGACGGACATTGAGAAGGCTAAGAACAAAGAGACAGGCTTCAGCGATATCAACGACGACAGGTTCACGCTGTACGAAGCGCATGTTGACCTCGACCTAAAGGGGTTTGAGGATACCGACAAAGAAGGGGAAGAAACGGGCATCATGCTCCCCTATGTGGTCACCCTGATTAAGGGAACCAATGAGGTTTTGGCAATTCGCCGCAACTGGGAAGAAGATGACGACCTTAGACTCAAGCGACAGCATTTTGTTCACTACCAATACATTCCGGGATTCGGAGCGTACGGGTTCGGGCTGTTCCACCTTATTGGGGGGTTCGCAAAGTCGGCTACCAGTATTATGCGACAGCTTGTGGACGCGGGAACACTTTCCAACCTCCCCGGTGGACTCAAGACCCGAGGGCTTCGCATTAAGGGTGATGACACGCCGATTGCCCCCGGAGAGTGGCGGGACGTAGACATTGGCTCTGGGGTGATGCGGGACAACATCCTGCCCCTCCCGTACAAGGAACCGAGTCAGGTACTGATGGCCCTGCTGGGCAACATCGTAGAAGAGGGCAGGCGCTTTGCTGCCACGGCTGATCTGAAGGTCAGCGACATGTCCGGGCAAGCTCCGGTGGGTACGACCCTCGCGCTGCTGGAGCGCCAGCTAAAGGTGATGACGGCGGTTCAGGCTCGGGTGCACTTTGCGTTCAAGCAAGAGTTAAAACTGCTGGCGCGGATCATCGCGGACTACACAGACCCGGATTACACCTACGAGCCAGATGTAGGCTCCTCCAAGGCAAAGCGTTCGGACTACGACGATGTGGACATTATTCCTGTCAGCGATCCCAACGCAGCCACCATGAGCCAGCGGGTTGTCCAGTACCAAGCCGTCATCCAGATGGCGCAGATGGCCCCGGATATCTACGACTTGCCTCAGTTGCACCGCAACATGCTGGAGGTGCTGGGTATTAAGAATGCAGACAAGCTCGTGCCGCTGGAAGAAGACCAGAAGCCGAAAGACCCCGTTACCGAGAATCAGGCTGCGCTCAAGGGCAAGCCGATGAAAGCGTTCCTGCACCAAGACCATCAGTCGCATATACAGGTGCACATGATGCTGATGCAAGACCCGTTGATCCAGCAGTTCATTGGGCAGAACCCCCGTGCACCAGCAATCGGCGCAGCCTTGACCGCACACATTGCGGAGCATGTGGGATACATGATGCGCCAGAAGATAGAGCAGCAGTTGGGTATGCCCCTGCCGCCCGAGGACGAGCCGTTGCCGCCACAGATTGAGATTGCCCTGTCCGGGATGATGGCCCAAGCAGCGCAGCAGGTACTGATGCAGGATCAGGCCAAAGCTGCACAGCAGCAGGCCCAGCAACAGGCGCAAGACCCTGTGGTTCAGATGCAGATGCAAGAGTTGCAGCTTCGGGCCAAAGAGGTTGAGATTAAAGAGAAGACCATGATGGCTAACGCCGCCGCTGCATCCGACAAGCAGCAGTTGGAAGAGCAGAAAGTCAGCGGTCAGCTTCAGATCGACGCCATGCGCGTGGGGGCGCAGATCAAAGACAGTCAGGCCAAACAACAGTTTGAACAAGAACGTGCTGGCGTCCAGATGGGCGCTGACATCGCAAAGAACAAAGCGCAATCCGCTTTGCAATCAGCCCAGATCGCAGCCAACTCACGAAAGGAAACACCAACTAAATGATCCAAGACTTCGCACGCGTATTGCGCGAAAAAATACGAACCGACATGAACAACTACGCCGATGACTTGGCGGGGGGTTCTTGCCGCAATTTCGATGAGTACCAAAAACTTTGCGGGACGATTCAGGGTCTAGCCATCGCAGAGCGTTATCTAATTGACCTTGCACAGAAAGCTGAACACGACGATGAGTAATCTTATCTTGCCCCCCGGCATTACCTTGCCGCGAACAATCCAGCCAAGGGAAGAACCTGATCTGGATATGCCTGAAGAAGAGAAAGCGACCCAGTTACCTGACCCTACGGGGTGGAAACTGCTATGTGTTGTACCTGATGTAGCTGACACCTTTGAGGATTCGTCCATCATTAAGGCCGGAGCCTACATGCGACAGGAAGAACACGCAACTACCGTGCTGTTTGTGGTGAAAGTTGGCCCCGATGCGTACAAAGATCAGGCTAAGTTCCCCGGTGGAGCATGGTGTAAGGCTGGAGATTTCGTTTTGGTGCGTACCTATTCTGGTACACGCTTCAAAATCTACGGCAAAGAGTTCCGTCTTCTGAATGATGACCAGATAGACGCTGTTGTGCAAGACCCTCGTGGGCTAACCCGCGCTTGAAGGAGTAAAAATGGCTGAGAATTACGAGTTTCCCGACGAAATTGAGGAGAAATCCAAGGCTGCGCTTGAAAAGGAGCAGGAAGTTGAGATTGAGATCGTAGATGACACGCCAGCGCGTGATCGTGGGCGAATAGCTCTGGATAAAGCGGTTGAAGACCCCTCTGATGCGGAACTGGACTCATATTCCGACAAGGTTAAGGGTCGAATCAAGGAACTTACCCATGCAAGACACGATGAACGCAGGGCAAAAGAGTCCGTAGTTCGGGAAAAGCAGGAACTAGAGAATCTTGCACAGCAGTTGCTTGACGAGAACAAGAAACTGAAGCAATACGCCAACACAGGTGCCCAGCAGTACGCAGAAAAGGTACAGGAATCTGCTGGTAACGAGTTGGAAACGGCAAGGCGCAACTACAAGGCGGCACAGGAAGCCTTCGACACTGATGCTATAATTGCTGCACAGGAAGCATTGACGGATGCTAAATTAAAGTTGATCTCGGCGCAGAATTTTCGCCCGGCCCCTTTACAAACGCCTTCGGATGAGGTACAAATACGGAAATCGCAACCTGTAGCGGTTGAGCCTGATGACAAAACACTGCGCTGGCAGGCAAAAAACCAGTGGTTCGGCGCTCCGGGTAACGAGGAACTAACCAGCTTTTCACTAGGGCTGCATCAAAAACTAGTGAACTCGGGCATTGATCCCCGTTCAGACGAATACTTTGAACGAATTGACTCCCGCATGAAGTCTACGTTCCCTGAAGTTTTCGGTGGAGCTACCAAAAGGCCATCATCTGTTGTTGCCTCTGCGACACGTTCGACAGGGCCAAAGAAGGTTCAACTCACGACAACGCAACTTGCGTTGGCAAAGAAGTTTGGGCTGACCCCACAACAATATGCTGTTCAAGTAGCTAAACTGGAGAATTCTAATGGCTGAGACTCGCATCCCTCGTGACCTAGTATCACGCGATAAATCCGCTAGGATGGTCTATGTACCCCCTAACGCGCTGCCCGATCCGACCCCAGAGGCGGGTTCTTCTTACCGTTGGGTTGGAACACATGTCCAAGGTCAGGCTAACCCCACTAACGTATCTCGACAGATGCGTGAAGGCTGGGAGCCAGTGAAGGCAAAAGACTATCCTGAGTTGATGATTGAAGGTAGTGCTGCTACCGGGAACGTAGAGATTGGTGGACTCATGCTATGCAAGATGCCTACCGAACTCGCACAGTCCCGTCAAGCGTACTACGACAAGCAGTCTTCTAATCAGATGGAGTCCGTGGACAATAGCTTCATGCGAAATAACGACCCTCGTATGCCGCTGTTTGCAGACCGCAAGTCTACAACCAGCCGTGGACAGGGATTTGGTTCAGGTTCTAAATAATAGGAGTCCTTAAATGGCTTATCCAACTGTCTCAGGCTATTACGGCCTAAAACCAGTCAATGAATATGGCGGTCTACCATACGCGGGTTCAACGCGCATGTACCCCATTGCAACTGGCTATTCAACTAGTTTGTTCTGCGGCGACGTAGTTTCAATTACAACCAACGGTACGCTTATCACTTCAGCGTACACTCCCGCTACTAGCCCCACTACCGCTATTGCCGGGACGATTGGTATTTTCCTTGGATGTCAGTACACAAACTCAACGGGTCAAACCATCCAGAGTCAATACTGGCCTGCAAGCACTGTATCAAATAACGCGATTGCATATATTTGCGATGATCCTCGTACTGTGTTCAAAGCGGTTATGGGTGTACAACCTATTACAACTTATAGCAACACATCTACGGTTATTGGATATGTTAATACGGCGTTTGTTGGTGCTAACTTGTACTATTTGACTGGTAATACCGGATCAACTACTACGGGTAACTCTGCTCTTTGCTTGACTGGCAAAATCTTGGGCGGTGCTGGAACTTCCGGTAACCTTATCGAGACTGCTGCTGCACCTTTCCGTTGTGTGGGTGTTGTTCTTGAATCTGCTGTTACTATTACTGCAACAGCGTCTACTTCAGGTTCAAGCGCTACGTTGACGCTAGCTGCGGCAGACACTACGATTCAACCCGGAATGCAGTTTATTGCTGTAGGCACGGGTTGTGCACAAGGTAACTACATTACTGTTACAAGTGCGAACAGCACTACCGTAACGCTCAGTAGTGCTGTTACTGTTGCTTCGCAGACGGTTTCCTTTATAGGGTTCCCTGAAGCGCTGGTCACGTGGAACGGAAATTTCCATTCCATGAATAACACAACCGGTATCTAAGGAGTAACTTACCATGGCTATCTCACGCGCACAACTACTTAAAGAACTTCTTCCCGGCCTGAACGCCTTGTTTGGTCTGGAGTATGCACGCTACGGCGAAGAGCATAAGGAAATCTACGAAATCGAGAAATCGGAACGTAGCTTTGAAGAAGAAACCAAGCTGTCCGGTTTCTCGGCTGCACCAGTTAAGAACGAAGGTTCTGCCATTGCTTATGACAATGCACAGGAAGCGTTCACGGCTCGGTACAACCATGAGACCATCGCTCTAGGTTTCTCCATCACTGAAGAAGCTGTTGAAGACAATCTGTATGACTCGCTGTCGGCTCGTTACACCAAGGCTCTGGCCCGTGGAATGGCTTACACCAAGCAAGTCAAGGGCGCTGCTGTCGTAAACAACGGCTTCTCCTCGGCCTATGTTGGTGGTGACGGTGTTGCTTTGTTCAGCACGGCTCACCCGCTGGTGAATGGTGGTACTAATAGCAATCGCCCTTCTACGGCGGCTGACCTGAATGAGACTTCGTTGGAAAACGCAGTTATTCAGATCGCAGCGTGGACGGATGAGCGTGGTCTGCTGATCGCTTCTAAGCCACGCAAGCTGATTATTCCTCCTGCTCTGATGTTCGTTGCTACTCGTCTGTTGGAAACCAGCCTGCGTGTTGGTACTACCGACAACGACATCAATGCACTGAAGAACAACGGTTCTATCCCCGAGGGTTACACCGTCAACCACTTCTTGACCGACACTAACGGCTGGTACTTGACCACCGATGTGCCTAACGGCCTGAAGCACTTTGAACGTACTGCTCTGTCTAACTCAATGGACGGTGATTTTGACACTGGCAACGTGCGTTACAAGTCCCGTGAGCGTTACAGTTTTGGCTGGTCTGACCCATTGGGCATCTTCGGAAGCCCCGGATCGTCGTAAAACGATAGGGTTTTCCCACAAAAGGGGGCTTCGGCCCCCTTTTTTATTGCCTGTTACTAAATTCCATTTTCGTAATCCTACGAAATCTACCACTTCCCCGTCCATCATGGTACACTCAGTCTTCAACTTCAGGAGACACCATGTTCTACGTCTATATCTACCGTGATCCCCGCCCCTCTAAGAGCAACCAGCCCGTCTATGTAGGTAAGGGTACAGGGGATAGGGACTTGTCCCATTGGTCACGGGGGTCGCACAACAAGCCGTTTCAGGACTTCATATCACACCTTAAGCTGCGAGGGTTTGTAGCCCCATGCCAGCGCGTACTGGAAACGGAAGACGAGGCCGCAGCCTTTGCCAAGGAGGTTGAACTTATAGCGTTGTACGGACGGCGCACCCTGAAAACAGGAACTCTGTTCAACCTAACAGATGGCGGCGAGGGTGGTAGTGGGGCTGTGCGAACTGAAGCAGATAAAAAAGTTACTCAGTTCCATGCGGTTAAAAACTGGAAAGACCCTATCTACCAAGAGAAGGTAGCCGCAGGGCAACGGAAGGTACAAGGAACCCCCGAGGCGCGGTCTAAGAAGTCCGTAAGCAGCACGGAGGCATGGGCAGACCCAGCTACCAGAACGAAGCGGCAGACGGGCATTAAACGGGCTAGGAGTACCGTTGCTTCTAAGACCAAGACCAGCGAACAGGCTAAGGCCCAGTGGAGCGACCCGGAGTATGCAGCTATGCAGACTGCTAACAATAAAGAGATAGCCAATCGGGTAGAGGTCAAGGCAGCAAAAGCCGCCGCTGCGAAGGCACTGTGGGCCGATCCGGTCTGGAAAGCCAAAATGCTAGCCGCAAGAAAAACTTGCACTCCCCAAAATAGTGTGCTATAAATGAGCCACTCCGGGCTTTCCGGTGCATCAAACTGTCCCGGCAGACGACATACCGATTGATGCACTTCACTTGTATGTAAGGAACCTATCATGGCTTTCGCTACCCATCTCGGCCCGTGGCTGCTCGGCACGATCAAAAACACCACCGGAACCACTGTTGGGAACATTGCCAACACGGGTGCAACCTCAGTCACCCAGACTAAAAAAGTAGTCTATGACGGCGTTGTTTACACCTCTGATACCACTACCACGTTGTTCACCATCCCTGCTGGTTCCCAGATTACCAGCATCCACATTGATACCTTGGTAGCCTTTACGGGTTCTACTGCCGCAAACCTGACGCTGGGCATCACAGGCTCAACAGCTTTGTACTTTGCCTCTACAGATATCACCACGCAGGGTCGCTTGGCTAATACTGGTGCTGCTGCTAAGTTGGGTAACTGGGCTGGCGCAGCCACTACAGCTTCGCCTAACGGTGCTGGTGTTGGCGCTACAGATGTAATTGTAATTGCTACGCTGCGTCCTACGGTTGCCAACGTAACTGTTGGCACTGTGCAGTACACCATCGTGTACACGGTTGCTGACTCAACGGGCATCCAGTCCCCAGCTTCTGCTTAATCTCACGGGGCTTCGGCCCCTGTTTCACATAGGAGATTAATTATGATGCAAACAGACGTTAAATCAGGCGCGGCGGCGGCGGGTGCGACTACTACTATTTTTGCTGGCCCTGCCCGTATAAAAGGCGTATCAGTTAGCTATTCAACAGGCGCAACGGTTGTATTAAATGATGGGACAGGCGGTACAGCTATGTTCTCCTTTACTGCACCTGCGGCTGCGGGTTCTATTTATATGGTGTTTCCCGGTGAAGGCATCAAGTGCAGCACCAATATCTCTGCCGTAGTTTCTGCGACTACAACCGCAGTGGTGTTCTATGGCTAAGAAGCAAGGCCCAGTTCTTTCAGTTGGCAGGGGTGAGAAGCTACCTGTCTCCAAGGGGGCAGGCTTGACTGCTAAAGGTAGAGCTAAGTACAACGCAGCTACAGGTAGTAATCTCAAGGCTCCACAGCCCGAAGGTGGCCCACGCAAGAAATCGTTTTGTGCGCGGATGAGCGGTATGCCGGGGCCGATGAAGGATGAAAAAGGCAAGCCTACCCGTAAGGCGGCTTCACTTGCAAGATGGAAGTGCTAAATGACCAATGAAGTCGCTACCGCCAGAGAGCTTGCTA